AATAACTGATAAGGTCAGGAAATGGAAATAATTATCAATAATACAAAAGTCTATTGCAAACAAGATAATCCATATGGAAATGAATGGTATGTTCATGATGAGAATTATGATGCTGAACATGATGGATTTGACTGGACAGCTAGTGGAGCAACAGGAACAGGGAAAACAGCTTTCTCTGCAATTATAGATTACCTATATAATTTATATCCGGATTGGGATGATGAGTCATTTAACGAATTATTAAATCAACTAGATGAACAAATACCACAGGACAAGTAAAATGCTAAATAAAATCCAACATCAAAAGTCACTATTTACATGGTTCAGCATACATAGCCCACTCTTATGTAAAACATTTGACATGTCAAATAAATATATGTAAAACATTTGACATGTCAAATAAATATATGTAAAATGTTTGACATAACGTTAACTAACAGGAAATATAGATGAGCGCATACATAGTAAATATAAAAACCAAAGAAATAGTAAGAGAATACGAAGATAGCGCTTATGCTGAGTATGCCATGAGCGAAAATTATGGATGGGATCCAGAGGAAAGATATGAAGTTATCCGCAATGAAATAGACCTAGAAGAATTCTTAGAAGGAGAAAGCAAATGCTAAATAAAATCCAAAACATCCAGTCACTAGAGGGAATATCTCTCTACGACCTAATGGCTGAAGACATCTCAATCCAAGCTAGACTTACAAACCAAAAAGAGGTATCCATTTATCTTGAGGATGAGAAATATAAACCACTAGCACATGATAAAACCCATTTATATGCATGGGAATCATTAGTCTATTTAGCCAAACAAATTATAAGTGAAAATGATAAAATACAACGGGAGATTGAAAATGAGAAATAATGATTTATGGATAGCAATGGCCTTAATCATATCTTGTCTTTTAGTGTTCGTTGTAGAATATGACATAAAAGAACTGAATAAAAAAGTAAATAAAATGGCCACAATTGTCTTCGAAATGCCTCAAAAATAACCAATCATTTCTCTAAGGGAATAGAAATATGCTTGTTATCACTAGAAAACAAAATGAAAAAATAAGAATTGGCGACGACATAACCATAGTTATCAAAAAAACCGAGGGCAGCACAGTGTTTATCGGGGTAGAATGTCCAAAGGAAAAAAAGGTAAACCATGTCGCCAGGAAAGAAGATTTTCAAATCAAATCCCTACCACACAAACCATTTTCCTATTATCCAAAATAAAGGCCTTTAATTAAACTTTAACACCTTACCCGCTACCATCATACTAACTTAGTGATATATCGTCTAAAACATACCTTAAAATCGTTTTAATCGATAACTATCGATACGTTCTTAGCCAACATTCCTTTTTTGGATGGTTCTTGGTTGAATTTCACATTCTGGCCACTAATTAGCAACTTAAACCCGTTGCCTATGATATCTGAGTGATGAACAAAATGGTCTTTGCCATTACAGGATATAAATCCCCATCCCTTTTCCTTATCAAACCATTTGACCGTACCAAACGATTGTTTTTTATCTTCCACTTTACTACTCCTTGTCATCCAACTAACTTCCATTCATCAAAACTTAGGATTTGAGTTCCCTTAGGTTTGAACCCAATCATTATATCGCTTTTAAGTTTTCCAACATATTCTTGATATTCATGAACCCCTTTCTTTGGTGATTCAAGTTGGTCCATTATTTTACCATCCAAAAATAATTTTATCGCAATTTTATAATTATCTTCAAAAACAGGCTTGGTAACAGAGGCGCTTTCAGAGGATAAGAAATGTGAGCCAGTTGCATTTCTGGCATACCTAATAACTTCATGAGAACATTTTTTACCAGAGCATGGATGGCTTGTTTCACAAGCTTCTTTATAGGCTTGGGATAGGGATGGTAATCCAAGCTGTTCGGGATCTGGTTCACACAGAGCAATAAACTCTCCAGGAGAAGGAATAAAACATGATTCTGATATACGAATTTTATCTAATCCAACTTTAATTAAGTTTAAAGATGAAATATTTTCTTGCTTGAATGCAATTATCCATTCCTTCTTTGTATTCATAAACTCTTCTTCTGTTGGCCACGCTTGTTTAAATGCAGGCTTTATAGCAACCAAACATCTAAACAAATGATTTACAACCTCAGCAGTTTTGTTATCAACATCAAACACAATTATCTCCAGTAGATAGTCTCAAAAAATAAACTGGCAAACTTAAGAGACTGGAATTAAGTATTTCGGGAGCTACCCTAGCCAGAATAATAATTATATATTATGAAAAATATTATCGCTAGATGTCCATTCTTTGCTTTCATGGTTAAAATGAGATTTCTTTTTCTGGTATATCTCATCATTCCATCGTTCGCCTCCTATATATTTATCCGGACTTGGAACAAATCCATCCCTGAAGTGGTCATCTTTCTCTATCTGCTCTTTTATTTTGTAAAGTATCTGCTCTGCTTTTAAATAACATTTTTGTGCAAACCACATAGCACGAGCTCTCAGTTTGTTCTTTTTAACCGGATAAATGGACCAAAAGTACTCAAAAGTCATTTGCTCCTCTTCGCTTAATTTAATTCCTGTGTTGTTGTAAGAGGTTATTTGATTATTTGTGTTTGGAGATTCATAGAGAGTTTCTCTATAAACAACTGGGGTTAGTTCTTTTTTGTTTTGTGACTCATTTGGAGTTATATCATGCAAAATAATCTGTCCAGAGGAGGAAAAATCTTTTTCTTTTTTATATATTTTTTCTTTTTGTTTTTCTTTATTTAACTTCTTTATATTATGGTCCGCTATTCCGGACGTTGCATGTCCGCTATTCCGGACGTGGATATCTAAGTTATCCACAGGGTCATAAACGTCCGCTATTTCGGACATTGGTATATTATCTGAGCAATTAGTTTCAATTATTTTCTCTGGTTTTACTAGGTATCTTTTGCCATTCTTCTTGATACGCTTGAGTTCTCCGTGTTTTTCGAAGAAATTTAAAGCATCATAGATTTGAGTTCTTTTGTATCCTGTTCGGTTACAAAGTGCTTCCTCGCTTAGAAAGCAGGTTCTATTTTTGTTCCAGAACTGAAAAATGGTTTCGTAGACGTCTAAGTATGAAAGGGTCATTCCAGGGAGTTTTCTGATATAGCGTGGGATGATGTAAAAAGTTTCTTCATAATGACTTGAGTTATTATTATTTTCCATGATAAAATTTTATCCTTATCCGTGATAAAAGGTATTTACTTTCTTGTTAGAGCAAGAAAGATTTGCGCAGGATGCGCATAACTTCCCAAATTTAAACTCTCATAGTTATACTTCCCGAATGTATTATTTACAATAACCAATAGATTAATTTTAGATAAAATTGATAACGTAATGGACTGAAAATTGAGCGGGTTGCTTTTTTTATGGGATATGTTAGTATTTGAGGCGAACACATTGACTCTCCTTGGTTTTAATGTGGTTTGAAATGAACATATTAAAGCTCCTTGGTTTTGATATTGTTTATGCAAATATACTTTTTATTCATCGTATAGGGCTCATAATTTTATAAAATGAAGAAGAGTATAGGCTTACTCCTCACCTATTAATCTTGCTTACTGTCCTTAGCAAGATTAGTGGGGTGAATTATAGGGGATAGGCAAAGATTGATCAATCAACATTCTTAGGCTTTCTGCCTCTTTTTTTATCTAATGTAAAATCTGATGTGTCCATCTGTAAAGCGCCTTTCGTATAATTCTGAATCCTAGCCTGTGCATCCAAAGGAATATATCCTATCTTCTTCCAGTTTCTAGGTGTGTTCATTGAAAACCCTACCCTTGTTGCAATCTTGTAAATAGTGCCGAAATATTCTAAGACTTCTTCAAATTTCATATTTTTCCTTCTTATTAAAATTATTGTTGATAATATCAATTATATTATATATAATGGCTGTACGTCAATACCGACGCATTTAACCAATAAATAGGTAAATATTATGAGTAGAAAGGACAAGCTAGTAGAAACAGCAAAAGAGTTAATGATGATTAACGAGCAGATTAAAGACTTAGAGAAAATAAAGTCATCATTAAACGAAAGAATGCGCATCATATTCAATCACGCCAAAGAAGAAGGTAGCTCAACGTATAGAGAAGAAGGATTTGAGGTTTGTATCACAACCGGATTTAACTACTCTCTTGATAAAGGAAAATACAAGGTTATGAAAGGTCAGATTAACTCTGTATTCAATCCGGTTAAAGAGAAAGTATCTTATGAATTAGATAAGACAATCATAAGAGATTGTGAAAAATATGGCGATGTTGCTGATAAGATTGCTTTATCAGAGGTGCTGAAGAAGACTCCTAAGAAGCTATATGTGACTGTCAAGAAAGAAGATGCATTAGAAGTTGTTGAGGTTGATTTTGGGAGGATTGCGATATGAGTACTGCAACATTAGTGATTGGAGCAAGCGGCACAGGAAAGAGCACCTCGATTAGAAACCTTAATCCTGAAACCACATTTGTTATATCTGTCCTTGATAAGCCCTTACCGATTAAGGGCTATAAGAAGCATTACATTCCAATTAAAAGCTGGGATGACAAAGAAGGAAATTATTATTCATCTGATGATTGGGCCAAGATTATAAAATGCATAAATATGGTTGATAAGACAAGGCCTGATATAGAGGTTCTTATTGTTGATGATGTGCAATACATTATGGCTAACGAATATATGAGAAGGGCCTCAGAATCTGGATTTAATAAGTTTGTAGAGCTTGGTCAGCATATGTGGTCCATCATTAGTGCTCTTATCTCTTTAAGACCTACATTGTACTCTTTTGCCTTATCACATAATGATATTGATAACACTGGAAAGTCTAAACTTAAGACTATTGGCAAGATGTTAGATGAGAAGATTACACTTGAAGGCATGTTTACGACTATATTTCATAGTATTGTTATTGATGATTCATATAAGTTTTTAACTCAAACTGATGGAGTTCATACGGCAAAGAGTCCTCTGGGTATGTTTGATGAAAAGATTATTGATAATGATTTGAATATAATTGTCAAAAAAATGAAAGAATATAATTTAGGAGAATAAGAATGTCATTCTGGCAATCAAAAACAGGCGCACCTATTACAGGTAATCCTAATGATGCATTTACCAAAGATTTTTCTGTTATACCTGATGGCACAACAGCGCATGCGGGAATCAAAGAATTCTGTTTGGTGGAAAAAGAGTTTAATGGGTCAAAAAACAGATTCTATCAAATTACCTGGAAAATATTAAATGGTGATTTTAAAGACCGAGAAGTAACCCAAAAGATAAAGACGTTTGACCAAAAACCTGAGATTGCACAACGCGCTCTTAATATGATGATGTTGATTTATAAGCTCACCAATCATAGCCCTGCTCATGATATGGCACCAGAGGATAGGGATTTAAAGGTATTTGTTGGTAGCCAACTTGGGATAAAGATAGCTGAATGGCAGATGCCAAAAAAGGATGGTAGTGGCATTATGGAGGGCAATCATGTGACTGAGGTTCACCCTATAACTGCTGCCTTCAAAGTTGAGACAGGCGTGAAAAAAGAGGTCACGACTGCTCATTCACAACCTCAATATGACAACAGTTACTTTGAGCCTCCAAAAGGATTGGAGTTAAATGATGACATACCATGGTAAATAAAATGGACCTAATACAGAGTATTATTGCGGCGATTCATAATAAAAATGATATACAAAAGAGGGATTATTTGGGGGCTAGCTCAATTGGGCGTCCCTGTTATCGCTCTATCTGGTATGACTATAATCACCCAGAGTTTGCCTCTCTATCTCCTAATCAAAAGATAACCTTTGATATCGGAAAACGATTAGAAGGTATGATTCTAGATTATATTGAAGAAGCTAAAATCAAGATAGAGAGACCAAATGAAGAGAATGGCTTCTTAAGGGTTGTAAGCAAAGAATGCAATAAACTTCAGGGCCATATGGATGGAATAATCTATATCAATGGC